CTTCATCTAATTGTTCTACTCGTTTAATACCTATCTTTTCTATCAGTCTTATTCGGTATTCATTTACGTTGCCGTGCTTGTTCTTATTACAGTTAAACCAACATTGGCCGTGTACGTTATCTTCATTGAATCTTAAATACTGGTATGTTGTAGGGTAAAAATGACCCGCTGTAAGCTTATACGTGCCCGCTAACGCATCGCAACTGATACAAGGTAGGTTTTTATCCCTTTCTCGGATAAAGGCGTTAAAAACGCTCTCTACGTCTTTTACATAACTGCTCCATGTCTTGTGCTTCTCTTTGATCTTATTTTTAAACGCCTTGTTTTCTTTCTTTTTCTTCTTTTCTTCCAACTCCTTTGCATAATCAATAGAGCATTCAAGCGAGCATACGTACTGTAACGGCTGCTTCTGCTGAAATTTGCGCTTGCATTGCTTACATGTCTTGTTTTTATTTAGGCGTGGCTTCATCTATATTAAATATTATTGTTTTCTTATTTACATCAGAGCATAACAGCCGCTAAAGATAACCCTGCGGGTCGCGTATGCTTATCTTTAGCTTGGTGTTATACCGTTTCCCTCTTCAAATCCCTATCATAACTTAAAAAGCTGTTTTTGATGGTGATGTAAATATCTCCCTCCGCTTCTTGTAGTCGCTTAGTTAGCTCCTTTTCTGCTGTTCCCCATATCTTTTTGTAATCAGTATTAAAAGCTACTAGAGGGCAACCGTGAGTATCTTTTGAGGTGTTCCCGCCGTGTATTCTAATCCCTTCGAAGTTAGGAACATTTAACAATAAAGGCATAATTCGTTTAAACTTATTCGACTTGGTTAGAATTACTTTGTAGCGTCCTGCATCTATACAAGTTGCTCCGTATACCTTTACGCCTTCGGGTCTTATTTCATCTTCTAGCGTGTAGCAGAAGAACTCACCATCTATAAATAAATCGCCTATTATGTTACGATCTGTTTTAGTGTTTAGTGTGTGTCTGTGTATTGTTAATTCCATTTTATAAAAGTGTTCTTTTTTAAAGGTTAAAAAGGTAAATCTTTTTTTTCTATTTCATGCGGTTTTTGTTCGTTCTCAAATCTTGACACCTCAAAGTCCGTATTTAATACCGCATCGCCTAACGTGCCGTTTCTGTTCTTAGATATTATCACTTGCGCCTTACCTTCTAAACTTTGCTCGTTTTCATCCCTAGTAAAACCGTAATAATCTGGACGATAAACGAATGATACTATGTCAGCATCTTGCTCAATTGCTCCTGAGTCTCTTAAATCACTTAATTGAGGCTTTTTATCTGTTCTAGACTCAACAGCCCTGCTTAGTTGGCTAAGTGCTATTAAGGGCAAATTAAGCTCTTTAGCTATTAATTTAAGACTACGAGATATATAACTTATCTCCTGTTCCCTATTTCCTTTAAATCCTTTTCCGCCACTCATTAATTGAAGATAATCAACTATTACCAAGGACAATTCAGGCTTATCGTGCTTCAATCTTCTTAACTTGGTTTTCATTTCAAAAGGTGTTATTGCGCCTTGTTCGTCTATTAGAATATTAGAATTTATTAGCGGCGTTAAGTCGTTTACCTTATCCCAATCAGCAACACTCATACGCCCGTACTTAATATTATTCAACGGTACGCCAGTTTGCGAACTCATCATTTTCATTCCCAATTGCTCCTTAGACATCTCTAAGGAAAAGAAAGCCACAGTATGGCCATATCGAACTGCGGCGTTTTCTGCTATGTTTAAGGCTAAAGTTGTTTTACCCATAGATGGGCGTGCAGCAAGTATGATTAAATCCGACTTTTGCCACCCGTGTGTAATACGATCTAGTTCACTAAATCCAGTTGGTACGCCTGTAATATCATTGGTTAATTGCGAAACTTCCTCTATGTGCCTAATATTATCACTTACTATACTAGATATTTCTGTAAATGGCTGCACGGTAACGGTCAAGCCTATATCATCAATTCTTTTAGATAAATCGCTTAGTAAGTCTAGCGGGTCTAATTCGGGATTAATTGAGCTAGTATTCATCTCAGCACCTAAAAGACCTATCTGGCGTTTAATAGACGCTCCTTTTAATAAATAAGCATGTTCAACTATACTGGCTGCACCTACAAACGTATTAGATAGCCCTGCGATGTAATGCGCACCACCTACCTTTTCTAGCAAGTTTTCTTTTTTAAGCCTAGCAACTACGGTTAATAAATCAATATTATCGTTATCTCGATACATTGGAAGGATAACATCTTCGTAGATCGACCTATTAGCCGAGTTAAAAAAACACTCAGGAGTTAATACATCTACTATTTCAATCATTACCTTATTAGCAAGTATGATTGAACCAAGCACAGAGGCTTCTAATTCGGGGTGGTTTTCAGGTGTCATTATCTAAATGATATTGGTAATACGTTACTAGGCTTATTTGCGTCTTGCTCTGTTATTATTTCATCTAACCAACCATCGTTATTTAAAAAAGTTAACGGGTCTTTACGAAACTTTTTGTTAGGCTGTGATAGTTTGTATTTAGGAATGTACTCCATTATTAACTTCCTATCCTTATCAGATAGTTTAAGAAACTTAGGTTTACATTTAGTTGGGTTTATCTTTTTGTCGTACAAATCCCAAAACGTATCGAACTCTTTTGTTTCTTTGTTTAATTGTTCTTTGTTTAATTGTTTATCTATACTATCAATGCTTTCGCCTGTGCTTTCACTGTGCTTTGACGCGTGCTTTATTAGTGCTTTATCAAGTGCATTATTAAGTGGTTTGTTAAAATTTGATAGGGCTATTATGTTAGATGAATGTTGATTCTTACTAACTTCTATCATTTTAATAAACTTCCACTCTACTAAATCACGAAGAGTATTTATATAAGTATTGTAAGATTTTATACCTATAGCCTCTTTTGCCATAGTGGTTGGTAGTCCAAACTTTTCTTTCCATCCTAATCTATTACAATGCTCTATTGAAAAGAAGTACAAAGCCGTATGATTGGGTTTTATCTTTTCAGGGTTCTCATAACAGAAATCAAACCAAGCACGTGAAAGTTCGTAGCTATTCATCTGAACAAGGTTTAAAATCCATTTTTTCGACCTCTGCTTTTAAATAGTCTATTAACTCTAATGTAGTGGACCTATCTAGGACAACATGTTGAATATTGAATTGATGATCTGTATTAAGGTCCACTATAGATATATAAAGCATTTGATTAGCATTTATATAACCTTCTAATTGACAATCTTCATCTACTTCCGATGTGAATAATATTCTTTTCCCCATTATATTAAAATAAAAAGCCCACGACCAAGTAATAACAGGAGGATGCGAGGCCACCTAAAACCTTGTTGATGCCGTGGGCGAATATGTATAAGTTAAATTCTCGCATTGAATTTTGTTATTATGATGTAAATATAAGTCTAATTTATATCAAATGCAATTCATCTAGTGGAATAATATAGTGAGCCATTCCAGTCCCTTTGCATTTATAGTAATCTTTATGCTTGCTTATCACTTTCACAACTTCGCCTATGTCGAAATTATGCTTGCTTTTGTTGCCTGTTATTATTGCGTTCATCTGTTAAAATTTACTGCTATTTTACCTTTCATCTCCTTCTCAATATCTATATTATAATGCTTTGCTATGTTCAAACAAACTAAAATAATATCGGCCAACTCTTCCGCGTCTATCATTCCATGTTCGGATAAAATTTCTTCAAACTCTCCAACCTCTTCATATAACTTATCTACAAAGTCCTGTTTAGTAGTTTGAGGGGTGATTAAACCCCTTTTAACTATACTGTCGTAATTGTCTTGTATTATCTTTTTCATTCGATCAATTTTAAATTTTTAGTCCTTAATTCGTGTACCGAATCTTCTATCAATTCAGTTACCTCTTCCAAATCAACTTCGTAGCTTTCTTTCTCTATTAGACTTACAAGCCTGTTACCCTCTTTTGTCCACCTGTTAAATATTAACTTTGCTTCTCTTTTCGTTTCTCCTGTTAACATGTTTGATTGTTCAACAGTGGAGCGGAATAACCCTATTAGGATATTCCACTCGCGTATAGTTTCTTGTTCTGTCATGTTAAAACATTTCAACCTGCTTAACCTCATCAGGATATCTATTATCAGCCTCTTCTAGGTTTAATTTTGCCTGTTTGAAGTAAGAATCTTTTAATTCTATACCTATAGCTTTACGCCCTAAACTAACAGGAGAATATACCTCTGAGCCTACACCCATAAAAGGGGTAAATACAACCTCGTTTTCATTAGAATAAAGTTCAACTATTCTATCAATTACATCTAATTGTAAAGGGTGTACATGTTTTTCGTCATCCTCTTCTCTTGAATCTTTAAAGGGTAAAACATTATCTATTCTAATGTCATCCCACACAGAAGACGCGTAACGCTGCCAAATATAATGACTCAATTTATTACTCTTTGGGTCTTCGTGGTCTACAAATTCTCTATTTAAATGATCCCACAATTCAACCTCGTTTAAGTCGGATTTATTAGCATTATTCCAAGCCCTTAATATATTTGGTAAAATTGGTATTTCACCGTGATACTTTTTAAACCCGTTTGGATGCGTTACAGGTACTTTGTTTTCCCCCTTCTTAGTGAACACTAAAACATAGTCAGGCATTGCAGTAAAACACTTAGTTGAGTCCTCTACGATGAATTTATGCATTAGTGATTGAACCATAGTACGCATACGAACTTTTAACGGTTCTTTCCATATAGTAATCCTGTTTCTATACTCAAAACCGTATTTAGTATGTATTCTTATTATCTCATTTGGAAAGTCCCAAAGGCGGCAAGTATTATCGAATACGTCCGTACAATGCACCGCCGTAATACGTCCCGACTTAGTAACTCTTGCAATCTCTTTTACTAAAAATTCATATTGCTCTAAAAATTGCTCTTTACTTTCGCAGTTAGAAAAATCATTATCGCTAGAACTGTAATTATACAACCCCGCAAACGGTGGAGAATATACCGATAAATCTACGCTTTCGTCGTCCATGGTTGGTAGTACATACATGCAATCTGAGTTATACAATGCGTACCTGTCTGTTATTATTTGATCTTTTACTTTATTCATAATTGTTAAAATTTGGGTTTGATTACTTCTTGATTAAATTGTTTCTTGTCTTCTATAAATACTTGGTTTACATTCTTTGTTAGATTCTCATAAAGTTCAATGGCTTTCTGAGTCTTTTGTTCTAAGGCTTTTATTACGCGTCCTTGACCGTCCGACACAACCATATCAATAGTTACGTCGTTCTTTTGTCCGAACCTCCAAAACCTCCTAATAGCCTGATAATATTGTTCATAACTATAAGTAGGAAAGAAAGATGAATGATTGCAGTGTTGCCAGTTTAAACCCTGTCCAGTCATCTTAGCTTTAGTAATTATTCGCTTAATGTCCCCTTTGGCAAAACTCAACAAAATGTCCTCTTTTTTCTCAATAGACATAGACCCTCTTATCTCCACAGCCTCACTATCTAATTCTTTAAGTAAAGAACTTTCATCGTTAAGATTACACCAATATACAGACGTTTTTCCAGTGGCTAATTCTGCCGCCTTTTCACACCTTTC